GGATATGAGTGTGATGTTTGCTAGTGCGGAAAATTTCAACCAGCCGCTCAATAATTGGAATGTGTCCAAGGTGACGGATATGAGTTATATGTTTTGGGGTGCGAACAATTTCAACCAGTCGATCGATTACTTTCAGGTATAATTTTAACGTGAAATTATGTATTTCTTACGTAAACTCCCAAAACCCATCCGTTTTTTTTATCAACAACGGGATTTGTGCGGAACACAATAGATGCATTATTTTTTTGATATGTGTATGTTTTGGTATGTCTTAAATACTCAAAAAAAAAATGTTTTGTATATATATAACACACAATATGGGCGGAGGACTCATGCAACTAGTAGCTTACGGCGCACAGGACGTTTACCTTACAGGAAACCCCCAGATTACCTTCTTCAAGGTCGTCTACCGTCGCCACACTAATTTCTCGATGGAGGCCATCGAACAGACCTTCAACGGTTCCGCCGACTTCGGCAAACGGGTTACGTGCACCGTATCTCGTAACGGTGACCTTATGCACAAGGTCTACCTCCAGGTCACAGTCCCCCAGGTTGACGCCTCGGCGGCTGCAGACACCAAGTTTCGCTGGCTCAATTACCTCGGACACAATCTTATCAAGTACGCCGAGGTTGAGATTGGCGGCCAGCGCATTGACAAACACTACGGTGACTGGATGCACATCTGGAACGAACTTTCGCAGGAGTCGGGCAAAAAGGTTGGTTACGACTCGATGGTTGGCAACGTCCCTACACTCACACAGGTCACAACCAACGGCCTCGTCCCCGAGATGGATCTTTACATCCCTCTCGAGTTCTGGTTCTGCCGTAATCCTGGACTCGCGCTTCCCCTTATCGCTCTCCAGTACCACGAGGTCAAGATTAACATCGAGTTCCGCGCTGCGTCTGATTGCTATTGGGCGTCCGTTGGAGCTGGTTCCATCACCGTCCCATCGCTCGAGGCTGCTTCACTCTACGTCGACTACATCTACCTTGATACTGACGAGCGCCGTCGGTTCGCGCAGGTCTCACACGAGTACCTCATCGAGCAGGTTCAGTTCACCGGCGACGAGTCTGTCTCATCGGTCTCCAACAAGATCAAGCTTAACTTCAACCACCCCTGCAAGGAACTTGTCTGGGTTGTTCAGAAAGATGCGCATGTCAGCACATCGGGCATGGCCGCCTCATTCGGCAAACAGTGGTACAATTATACCGATGCGGTTGATTCCACATGGGCGACAGGTACTCCCTCGTCTCCTTACGGAGACAACTCGGCGACTCTACTCGCTGACGCGACCGGTTCAACTGCGACTCGGACTTTCCCTAACTCGAACACAACGGGCTCAGGTACATTCCTTGCTATCGCAGGCGTTGACACTGGTTTCAATCCCATTTTCTCCGCCAAGCTTCAGCTTAATGGTCATGATCGTTTCTCGGAACGCATGGGCCGTTACTTCAATCTTGTCCAACCTTATCAACATCATTCAAATGTTCCCGCGACTGGTATTAACGTTTACTCGTTCGGTCTCAAACCCGAAGAACACCAGCCTTCAGGAACATGTAACATGTCACGCATCGACAACGCTACCCTTCAGCTCACCCTTACTGCGGCTTCGGTATCGGGTGGTGACGCCAAGGTCCGTGTCTACGCGACAAATTACAATGTCCTCCGTATCATGTCGGGTATGGGCGGGCTTGCATACTCGAATTAGTAACCATACATTAGTTATTATCTAAAAAATATTGTTCAAAATTGAATAGTAAAAATATTTAAAATCTTAGGAATCTTTCCTCTAAAACTGTCAATTGACATTTTAGAATTGCACTAGATACCTATATTTAACGCATTTCATATTCATCAGAATCAAGTTTTTACTCATATATAATGAAATAATAAATCCATGTATATAAAATGCCTAGAGTGTCGAATAAGTCGAAGAAGTCCAACACGCTCCGTCGCAAACCCCACGCTAAGAAGAATACCCGTCGGGTGACCAAGAAGAAGGGGGGAATGAATATTTCCGAGTGATTTTTTCCGTTACTTTTGGTGAATTTGAATTGGTTGGCGAAACGTACTCTACACTCATATTCATTAAATGGAAGATGTTTATAATCTTTGATTCAAAGAATTTTATTTTAATTTGTTTATTTAGGACTCCTTTTTGATGAAAAAATAGATATAAAAAAATTCAAAAACATTGTAAAAATACCTTTTTTTTTATTCGATGTCTCAGGCTCAGGCTCAGGCTCAGGCTCAGGCTCTGGCTCAGGCTCTGGCTCTGGCTCTGGCTCTGGATCTGGCTCTGGCTCTGGCTCTGGCTCTGGATCTGGCTCTGGCTCTGGCTCTGGCTCTGGCTCTGGCTCTGGCTCTGGCTCTGGTTTTTGTTCAGGCTCTGGCGCTGGCTCAGGTTCGGGCTCTGGCTCTGGCTCTGGCTCTGGCTCTGGCTCGTATTTCAAATCTTTGATGTGTCCAGCTTTCTCCTCGACAATCTTTTTAATGTCTTTAGCATCATCTGTATCGTATACATAACGGATTCTAGGTCTCCCCCTTAGATTTGGCATCATGTCACAAGATCCAGTTGTGTCGTCAAATATATCATTTTTTGAATAAATTTTACCTTTTCTAGTGTCTGATTGATAATTTTCACTTCCATTTAAGTCATTCGTGATAGGATGTTTGCTTTTATAAAAATAATTCGATTCTGACAGAATTCGTGCGTCCAAAACGGCGCAAATCCCATATGAGTCATTTGAATCAAATAAATTATTAACAACATGAACTGTACCATATCGTAATCTCGGGTTGCGCGAATGTCCGGCGAACAAATTGTGGTGAAGCGTTACTTTCAAATGTCCCTTGTCTCTAACGTGGTCATCTGAGTGTCCAATCAACATAGTTTTATTGTGATTTTTACCAAATTTGCAAAAAGAAACCGTGATATATGTCGATTCTCTTTTGATATCAAGAAGACCGTCATCTGTTTCAGTGAATGTACAGTGATCGATCCAAATATGGTGAGACTGATCGGTTATTTGAATGTTATCAATTGGATCGTCGAAATCAGTGGCTTTATCAAAATATAGATTATGTATAATAATATTTTTAACTTTTTTGACATCAAAACCACCATGTATCTTCGCGTTCTCTCCGAAGACCGTGCAATTCGAAGGCAATACGACTCGTTCTCTTCCAAAGTCGAAGTATCCTTTCAAAACTATAATTGTAGGTTCGTTAATTTTATGAAGCTTATCACAAACGTCTTTTAGTTGTTCAACATTATTTTCAATTTCAATAATGTTTCCATTTTTTCCACCTGTTGTTTTTGAAATACCTCTATATGAGCTAAATGCAAAACCAAATGTCATGAGTCTAGTGAATATATATCACATTTTTTTATATGAAAAACACACACACACATATGAAAAACACACACACACACAGGTATCGTCTATTTTTTTTTGAAAAAGTGTATAAATTGAGAGTAACTTTAAAAGTTTTATTAACTTATACTTAATCCAAATGAAATTACAACTTAAAAAGTTTGATATGTCAAGTATTCCATCTGATTCAGTTGTAGTTTTAATAGGCAAGCGAAACACTGGTAAGTCATTTTTGACCAAAGATTTATTGTACTACAAACAAAAAATTCCAGTCGGAACTGTCATTTCGGCCACAGAAGAAGTGAATGGGTTTTACAAGGAAATGATACCTCCTGTGTTTATCCATGGTGAGTACAACGATGACATTGTTCAAAAAGTGATTCAGAGGCAAGAAAAATTAATATATAAACAAAATCAATCTGGAATCAACAACAAGAACCTCGACACGTTTGTAATTTTCGATGACTGTTTATACGATAACACATGGACGAAATCAAAGTATGTCAGAAGTTTATTCATGAACGGTCGTCATTATAAAATTATGTTCATCATAACGATGCAGTACGCCATGGGTATACCGCCGAATCTTAGAACGAATATTGATTACGTATTCATCCTCCGCGAAAATATTGTGCAAAATCGTCGTCGGTTGTACGAGTGTTTTGCTGGTATGTTTCCAACGTTTGAATCATTTTGTTCTGTGATGGATCAGTGCACCACGAATTTCGAATGTTTGGTAATTGATAATACATCGAAGTCAAATAAACTTGAGGATGGCGTATTTTGGTATAAAGCAGACTTTCATGAACCGTTTCGTCTTTGTAGCGATGCGGTTTGGAAATTTAGTGAAAAAACATATAAACAACCCAAGCCAAATGATGGTAATGATGTCAAGTGGAATCCAGATGCGTTCAAGGCTCGAACAAATAAACCGCTGATCAATGTTGAAAAGTACAACGATTATATATGAAATTGTTAATGAAATGAAACAAGTTTAAAAAATTCTTCAAAATGCAATTTTCATATTTTCTTATATTCTTATAAGAGTTTCACATTCAATTTAAAAATCAACGTAATTCTACTTCATTACGTTGTTTGAACTATTTTGAAGTCAAACACGTTTGTAGTCCCAGTTTCCCAACCAATATTAACCGTATTTCCGTTGCGTTTATAAAATACGTTATTACCAATAACATCATTTGACGAGATTAACAAATCTGAATAATCAACCCCGTTTATATTTTTCACTTGTACATAACTTGTAGTAGGAGATGCGAGAAGCCACGTTCCAATATTTATATTCAATCTACTTCATTACGTTGTTTGAACTATTTTGAAGTCAAACACGTTTGTAGTCCCAGTTTCCCAACCAATATTAACCGTATTTCCGTTGCGTTTATAAAATACGTTATTACCAATAACATCATTTGAC